AAACTGTATCTTATAAATGTTATACTGGTTCAGCAGAATTAGAGACAAATATAGATGGATCTTTGTCAATAAAAAAGATAATTCTTGAGTGATTGAAGTAATAAAAAATATCTTACCAAGAAAAGTAAATAGAGAAATTTTAACTTTATTAAAATCAACTTCGGGTTGGTATTTTGGTAATGATAAATTAGATAAGGATTTTTTGTTACATGAAGACGAAGGTCTTGCTTTAAGAACTTTTGGAGGAAATAAAGTTGATCATCCAAATCTTTTGCCTCTAAATTTATTTGCACATATTGTATCAAGTATTGTTTGCGAAAAATTAAATTTCAATTTAAAAGAAATACATAGAGTTAACTACAATTTTTATCATGGTGCTTCAAAAGGTAATTCACACATTGATAGTGACAAAGATAGTTTTTATAGTATACTATATAACTTAAATACAAATGATGGGTATACTGAAATAAATGGAAAAAAGTTTTTTAGTAATGAATCAGAAGCGATTTTTTTTAAAAGCAATATTCCACATTTTGGTAATAGACCATCAAAAGGATTAAGGTATAATTTAAACATTATTATTTCATGAACTTATCACGTAATTTCACCTTGTCAGAGCTTACCAAATCAGACACTGCAATCCGTAAAGGAATTAACAACAATCCTAATGCAGAACAAATAGAAAAACTAAAAGCGTTGTGTGAAAATATTCTCCAACCAGTACGTGATCACTTTGGCAGGGTCAAGATCACTAGCGGATTCCGTAGCGTAGAATTATGCGAGGCTATTGGTAGTTCTGCTAGATCACAGCATGCACGTGCAGAGGCCGCAGATTTCGAATGTATTGGCGTAGACAACGCTGAACTTTTTGATTGGATCAAATCTAACCTTTCACCAGACCAGCTCATACTCGAGTTCTACACTCCAGGCGAACCCAACAGCGGATGGATCCACTGTAGCTGGATAGAAGGCACGCCAAGAGCATCATTTTTACATGCTTATAAATCTGAAGGAAAAACAAAATATAAACCAATAATGGGAAGTGCTAAAGATCTTGTATGAAGTTAGATCTATTTTCGGTTCCAATATTTATAGATAATATAGACGCTTCAAAAATAATTCTTAGTAACGAAAAATTTGAAAAAACTTGGGTTTCAGAAACAAATTGTTCATTTAATTCAAAAAATAAATTAGATTTAGAATCTGAAAGATACTTAATGGAAAAAATAGGTCATCTACTTTCAGATCATTTTTTTAAACCTGTTAAATTAAGCCTGGTTAACATTTGGGAAAATAGGTACGAAGAAGGTGATTTTCAAGAAAAACACGTTCACACATATAGTCATTTTTCTTTCGTTATTTACAAAAAAATATCTGAATCAAAAACAATATTCTTAAACCCAGCTAATTATTTAATTTCATCTTTTTTTCATGACAAATATGTAGACAACTCTAATTTATTTCAGTTAAATTTTAGACCAAGTTGCAGAGAAAATCAGATTGTTTTGTTTCCAAGTTTTTTAGAACACGCAGTAGCAAAAACTGATGGTGGTGTTACTATTTCAGGTAATTTAATAATAAGAGACTAGATATTTAGACAAAAAATGTTATAGTTATTTTAGGAGTTTTTATGGCCATCACAAGATCACAAACACCAAAACAAATTGAAGGAAAGCTTAGAGGAGCTAGAGATGAAAAAAAGAAGAAAAGACGTGTCATCTCGAAATTATATAGCAAAAAGTCTAAGGTCTTCAAAGTTTAGTCAAAAAGTGGTACAATCCAAGAAAGTATACAACCGTAAAAAGGATAGTAATGGCAACATCAGGAACGACATCGTTTAATCTAAATATAGATGACATTATTGAAGAAGGATATGAAAGATGTGGTCTTTCAACAAATGCAGGTTATGATCTTAAATCTGCAAGAAGAAGTTTAAATTTACTTTTTGCTGAATGGGCTAATAGAGGTATTCATTTATGGAAAGTAGCGTTACACGAAAATGCTTTAGTTTCAGGTCAAGCAGAATATTCTGTAAGTGCAGGTGTAAGTGATGTTTTAGAAGCTTTTATTTCTTCAACTGCTGCAGCTTCAAACAGTGCAAGCACACAAGATGTATCTTTAACGAAAATTGATAGATCTGCATATGCAGCTTTACCAAATAAATTAGCTACAGGGCAACCTTCACAATATTATGTTGAAAGAGAAACAACACCAAAAATTTATCTTTATCAAGCACCTGATTTAAATACTTACACAACACTTAAATATTATGTAATAAAAAGAATTGAAGATGCTGGTGTATATACAAATGACCCAGATGTAGTTTTTAGATTTTTACCATGCATGTGTGCTGGACTAGCTTATTATTTATCAATGAAAAAATCTCCTTCATTAGTACAACAAAATAAACTAATTTATGAAGATGAACTTAAAAGAGCGTTAGATGAAGATGGTCAAAGAACATCTACATATATAACTCCACAATCTTTCTACCCACAAGGAATATAATATGGCAAAATACGCAACAGGTAAAAGATCACAAGCTATATCTGACAGATCTGGCATGGCATTTCCTTACACAGAGATGGTGAAAGAATGGAATGGATCTCTAGTGCATTATTCTGAATTTGAACCTAAACATCCTCAAATTAGAAGACGGCACACAACTGCAGACGCAATAGCTTTAAGAAATTCTAGAAATCAAAAATTTCAACAACCAGCAGTTAAATTTTCAAATGATATAACAATATCAGATTCAGGCGGTGCAACTGTTGGAGTTGCAAATCTTTCTTTACCTGGAGACTTTGCATTTAAAACTCAAGATTTTGAAATTACTAGAAACGGAACAACTTCAATAAATCATAGTATGATTCCTGAAGATCCATCTTTGCAAAATAGAAGAAGAGAACTGCTTTCTAATGTTGGTCAAGTGGAGGTTAGTATTACATAATGGCAATAACACATTCAGATTTTTTGACACAAGTAAGAAATTATACAGAAGTAAGTAGCACTGTATTATCAGACTCACAAGTACAAGAATTCATAAGAAATGTTGAATTAGATATTGCAGGTAAAGTTGATTACGATGATTTAAGAAAATATGCTAATTCGAATTTTACTGCAGGAAACAGAGCTGTATCTTTACCATCAGATGCCTTAATTTTAAGATCTGTAGAATTTATTGATTCAAGTGGTAATAGAACTTTTTTAGAAAAAAGAGATACAAGTTTTATATCTGAATATAATGGCACAGGTGCACAAGGACAACCAAAGTATTATGCTAATTATAACGAATTTAATATTATAGTTGCGCCTACACCAGCTGCTGCAGATACAGTGCAAATAAATTACATAAAAGATCCACCTGAATTCACTTCAACTAATCAAACTTATCTAGCAAAATACCAAGAATCTATGTTGTTACATGGTGTGCTAGCAGAATGTTTTAGATTTTTAAAAGGCCCTATGGATATGTACAAGCTATATGAAAACAAGTACAATGAAGAAGTACAGAATTTTGCCCTACAACAAATGGGTAGAAGAAGACGAGCTGAGTATGACGATGGAGTTCCAAGAGTGAAAATTCCAAGTCCTACTCCAAACACAACTTATTAAGGAGGCCATTATGGCAATAACAACAAACGCAATATGTGATTCTTTCAAAAAAGAATTACTTCAAGCAAAACATGACTTTGATACATCTTCTGACACTTACAAGTTAGCGATGTACACAAGTTCTGCAACATTAGGTAAATCAACAGAAAACTATACAACTTCAAATGAAGTATCATCACCGGCTGGTTACACTGCTGGAGGTAAAGCTTTAGTAAATCAAGGTGTAAAAGTTTCATCATCTGTAGCTATTACAGACTTTGCTGATTTATCTTTTCAAAATGTTACTCTTACTGCAAGAGGAGCTTTAATCTACAATACAACAACTGATGGTGGATCAAGCACTACAGATGCTGTTGCTGTGTTAGATTTCGGTGGAGATAAAACTGCGACTGCAGGAACATTTACAATTCAGTTCCCTGCTTTCACAACATCTGCTGCGATCTTAAGATTAGCATAAGGATAAGAATGAATGTCAAATGCGTGGGGTGCACTAAGTTGGGGACAAGGTAGTTGGGCAGCACAAGGTGATGTCGGGCTTACTGTTTCTGGAATAAGTGCAACCTACAGCATTGGCAGTGTAACTGCTACAGGTATTATACAAGTAGGTTGGGGTGGAGACACCTGGGGTGAAAATGAGTGGGGAGATCTTTCAGGCTCACAACCAACCATAACAGGATCTCAAGCATCCTTTTCAATCGGAACACTTACATTAAGTGGAGATGCAAATGTAACTCCATCAGGAATACAAATTACTTCTACTGTTGGAGATGAAATCGCTGGTATTTCATTTTTAGCACAAGTCACAGGATTAGAAATTACTTCTTCGATGGGAGAAGAAATAATTGATATTGGTGTTCCTGTCACAGGATCTCAACTAGCATCAAGCATAGGTACAGCTACAGTTGATGAATCAATATTAACTGGAGAAGGTTGGGGTAGAGGTTCATGGGGTGAATTTGCATGGGGTGTAAACTATTCTGTACTAGCTACAGGACAATCTTTATCATCATCTATAGGTAGTGAAACAGCATTTACAGATGTAAATGTTTCTGTAACAGGATCACAAATAAGTTCAACTTTTGGAACTTTCTCAATACAGATCGACCAAGATATTACTGTCTTTGCTTCAGAAGATCAGTTAGATTTTACTATTGGTTCATTGTCTTTTGTTGGTGATGCAAATGTTTCAGTAACAGGTATTCAATTAACAAGTACAATTGGAAATGCTGCTTCTGGACTATTTTTAGATGTTCCTGTAACAGGAGTTCAGTTAACTTCAACACAAGGAAGTATTTCATTAGTACAGTCAACTAATGAGCCAGTTACAGGTCAACAAGGAACTTTATCTTTAGGCAACCCTAGTGAAGTTCCAGCTCAAATTGTAGGTGTTTCAGGAATATCAATGACATCGTCTTTAGGTGAGGAAGGTATAACTGCAGATGGTTTAGTTATTCCAACAGGGCAGTCATTGACTTCAAGTGTTGGTAGCGTTAATATTACTGCGTGGAATGAGGTAAATTTAGGAGTATCAAATACATGGACGGTGGTTGATTTGGCCGCCTGATTAATGTAAAATATAAAATTATTAAGGAGAATTTTTTATGGCATCAACTTATTCAAGTGATCTAAAATTAGAACTCATGGCTACTGGTGAAAATGCCGGTACTTGGGGTGATAAAACAAATACAAATTTAAATTTAGTTCAACAAGCGATAGCTGGTTTTGAACAAATTACACTTAGTTCAGGAAGCACTGTTGCACTTGTTATGTCTGATGGTGCAATATCAAATGCTAGAAACCTTGTAATAAAATTTGCAACTGCAACTATTGCTGCGAGCACAATTTGTACTATACCAGATTCAATTGAAAAGTTTTATATTTTTGATTGTTCAGGATTAACAAATCCATCAAACCTAACAATTAAAACAGCTTCAGGAACTGGGTTTAGTCCTGACGCTGCGAAAATTTATGCTGCTTATTCAGATGGTACAAATTTAACTGAAGTATCACTAGATACTTTAGGTGGAACTATTGGAACTGCACAAATTGCAGATGACGCTGTGACTTATGCAAAAATGCAAGACACTTCAACTGCGAACAGAGTTTTAGGAGCAGTAAGTGCTGGAACTATTGGTGAGGTACAAGTTCAAACTGATATGATTGCTGATGATGCTGTTAGCGCAGCTAAATTAGCTGACACCTCTGTATCTGCAGGATCTTACACAACTGCAAATATAACTGTTGATGCACAAGGACGTTTAACAGCTGCATCAAGTGGAGCAGGTGGTGACGGAAATTTTATTCCAAAATTTTATGAATTAGGACCTAACTCAGGAAATATTACTACAAATCCAAACTCAAGTAACTGGATGGCATTCTTAATTGGAGGAGGAGGTGGCGCAGGATCTAATATGGCACCTGAACCACGATTTGGAGGTGCAGGTGGTATGGGAGGCATAGGTTTCTTTACAGCTGCAGCTTCTGGAGGTTCAACAATTGCTTATTCAATAGGAGCAGGAGGAAACTCTGGAACTCCTGGAGGTAACGGACAAGCAGGAAACGCTGGAGGTGCTACTACACTTGGTGGTGGCCCATTAGGAACTGCAAATGGCGGTGGCGGTGGAACTGAAGGAGGCCCACCTTTCAGTTCAAATAGATCACAAAGAGGAGCTCAAGGGACTGCGCCAGGCGCACCTATATCTTTTACAGGGAATTTTTTATTTTCTGGAGGTGGTGGTGTAGGCGGAGGTCAAAACCTTGAAGGAAATGGAACTACTGGAACTGTTACTGCAGGTCAAGCTGGTGCAATATTCTTTTATGATGATGGAGGTAGTTAATGGCTTACGTAATATCTAATGGTAATAATTTGATTGGTATAGCAGCAAACGATACTGATAAAAATGAATGTAATTTGACTTCTCCACCACATACTTTTCATTCAATTAGCGATGGAGATTTTGCAAAATTAAAAAGTAACACTGCAGTTGTGACTATAAATGGAAGCACTGTAACAATCACAGATCATTCTGATTATAATATTGAAGATGAAAACCAGTTATGGACTTATTTAAATCGAAATGTCAAATTAAAGTGTGAAGAGTTTTTAAAAGGTAATAATTCTAGTAAGGCTATACATTCAGACATACAAAATTATTTAAACTATATTGATAACACATTGCAAATGGCTAGCTTAACTTATCCTTTAAATTCTTCTTGGGAAAAATATTGTGAAGATAATTCAATAAGTTACGTTAATCCTTTACAAATATTATAAATTTAGTAAACATGGGTAATGTTTGAGAACATTATTAGCTTTCGTGCAAATGAAGCGTATATAGAACATAATCAAGATATTCTACCTATACCAGCAAAACTAAACATTCCTGAGTGGTATAAACAACTTCAACACACAATAAATAAAAAAACAATTAAAGGGTGCATGCCTTTTCTTGATTCTATTACAGCAGGTTATATTTTAAAATTACCTATAGATTACCAAGTAAAACACAATGTTATGCATGAAGGAGTTAGACAAACTGGAGCTGACTCTCCCCAAAGGTTTTTTACTGAATTAATGCAAAAAATTAATTTAAATTTTAGTGGTAACAAAGAATTTCACAATTCTTTACAACTTGAAGGCAGTCCTTTACTTAAAAAAAATAGTAACATGGCTGTTCATAAAATATTAAATCCATGGATTATAAAAACTCCTCCTGGTTATTCTACTCTTTTTATACCTCCTCTCAATAATACTGACGATAGATTTGAAATAATAACGGGTATCGTGGATACAGATACATTTGAAAATGAAATAAATTTTCCAATTATATTTAATGGTGATAAATATGAGTCACTTGATACAGTTTTACCAAGAGGAACTCCTTATGTTCAATGCATACCATTTAAAAGAGATAGTTGGAAATTTGAAATAAAAAAACAAGATGAAAAGAAATATGAAAAATCTAAATTTTTTGAACATAAATTTATGTTAAATAATTATAAAAAAATATTTTGGCAAAAAAAATCATGGAAATAAAAGATTTACACAGTTACATCATTACTTTTGATAATGCGGTACCAAAAGATATTTTTAAAAACTTTCAAAAAATATGTGCTGAGTCAAAAAAATTTGATGATGCAAGAATTATTGGAAATACTGCATTTAAAAAAAGAGATGTAAAAGATAATGAATTTGATTTAGAGAAAAAAATAAGACTTACAAAAAAATGGGAACAAAAAAATATAGGTGTAGAAAGTTTGACAGATGTACATTGGGCAAATTTTTTACATTTTACTTTTACTCATTTTGTTAATGAATACTGTAAAGTATTTGATTTCAATGTACAAGCAAATGTAGTGGATATTCAAATTTTAAAATATGAAAAGGGTGGTCATTATATTTTTCATGTGGATTCTCATTCGATAGTACCAAGAATTTTTAGCTGCATTTTTTTAGTTAATGAAGATTACGAAGGTGGAGATTTACTTTTTAAATATCCTAACTCGGAAATAATAACAAAAATAGAAAAAAAAGAAAATAGAATGATTGTTTGGCCAAGTAATTTTTTATATCCACATTCTGTAGCAAAGGTAGAAAAAGGAACGAGATATTCGGTAGTAGCATGGGCATCATAGGAAAAGATTTTGATTATAAACTTATAAAAAATTTTTTATCGGAAGATGAAATTAATATATTATCTTGTTATTGTGAAATGCGCCACAGAACAAATTTAACTAATTTTGATCTTGATCAAAGTTGTGTAGGAGATACTTATTTTTATGGAGACCCTCTTATGGAATCTTTAATGTTAGTTAAGAAAAATTTAATGGAAAAGGAAACAGGAAAGAAACTTTTGCCTACTTATGCTTTCTGGCGTACTTATACCAAACATGCGGTTTTAAAAAAACATAGCGATAGACCTTCCTGTGAAATAAGTGTAACAGTAAATATCGATAATGATGGAACTGATTGGCCTATATATATGGACGGCAAACCAGTAATTGCAAAAAGAGGAGATGCGGTTATTTATTTAGGTTGTAAATTAAAACATTGGAGAGAAGCATTTAATGGTGATTTTACATTTCAAACATTTCTTCATTATGTTGATGCAGAAGGTCCAAACAAAGGATATTATATGGACAACAGAATGTATTGGGGTATAGTAAAAAAATGATTATAAATGGTAAAAAAGATGGGTCAGGAGAAATTATCTTTACTGATAAAGAAATTGAAATATTGAATAAAAATAAAAAATTAGAATTGTCACCTAAGTTTCTCAAACATTTTGCTAATTTATTTATGGCTCTATTTGTTAATATTCATCATAATTTTGACGAGAAAACAAAAAAAATTCTTTCTCACGAAGACCAAGATATACAAATAAAAAAAGAAACTGACGACCTTTAAGATGGTATTGTTTTATTGTATAATACCTTATGCCTTTAACAAACGTACAGATTAGACCAGGATTTAATAAACAAGTAACACAAACAGGAGCTGAAGGTCAGTGGACTGATGGTGATTTTGTTAGATTTAGATATGGATTACCTGAAAAAATTGGTGGTTGGGAACAAATTTTATTAAATACTGTTGTAGGAGCAGCTAGAGAACAATTCATTTGGGCGGACCTTGATGGAAGAAGATATGCTGCAATAGGCACTAACAAAGTTTTAGTTATTTATTATGAGGGTGCTTTCTACGATGTTACACCACTAGACACAGCTTTGACTGGATGCACCTTTGATACTGTAAATACCTCAGCAACAGTTACTGTAAACAAACCAGCGCATACTCTGGAGCCAGGAGATTTATTTACTTTTACTTCAGTAACACCTCCAAGTGGAGCTGGATATGTTGCTGCTGATTTTACGACCAACACATTTCAGGTAATTACTGTACCAGATAGTGACAGCTTTACAATAACCATGGCTAGCGCAGCAGGGACAACGGTCAACGGAAGTGGATCAGCAACTGTAAACCCTTATGTCAAACCTGGTACTTTGGGTTTTACTTATGGCTTTGGTTGGGGCACAGGTTTGTGGGGTGGAGGACAACAAGTTTTTGGTACTCTCAATGGCGCACTATTAGATGACACTGCGGGAACAGGAGGAGTAGGAACTTCTGTTACTCTATCATCAACCACTGGGTTTCCATCATCAGGAACTATAAAAGTAGGTGCTGAATTTATTTCATACACCGGAACCACTAGCACTGATCTAACAGGAATAACAAGAGCTGTAGCAGGGACCAGATCTGCTCATTCGTCTGGAGCAGGCGTTGAATATTACACGGCATGGGGCGAAGCATCGTTATCTCAAACTCTTACCATTGATCCTGCCTCTTGGTCATTAGACAATTTTGGTGAAAAATTAATTGCAACTGTAAAAAATGGTAGATCTTTTGAGTGGAACCCAATAAATTCAAATCCAAGTGCATTAACAACAAGAGCAACTGTTATTTCAAACGCACCTACTGCATCAGTAATGTCTCTTGTCTCAGATCGAGATAGACATTTAGTTATGCTTGGAACTGAAACGACTGTTGGAAGTCCGAGCACACAAGATAAAATGTTTATTAGATTTTCTGATCAAGAAAATATAAGTGATTATGCACCAACCTCTGTAAATACTGCAGGTACTTTTAGACTAGACTCAGGGACTAAAATAGTAGGAGCAACCAAAGGTAAAGATTATACTTTTATACTTACAGATAACGCTGCTTATGTTATGCAATTTGTTGGTCCACCATTTACTTTTTCTGTAAGGCAGGTTGGATCTAATTGTGGTGCTATTGGACAACATTCAATGAAGTTTGTTAATGGTGCAGTTTATTGGATGGGTGAATCAGGAGGTTTTTTTGTATATGACGGAACCGTAAAAGCTTTACCTTGTCCTGTAGAAGATTTTGTATTTACAACAAAAGGGGATAACTTAGGTGTTAATTATGAAAATGGTGAATCTGTTTATGTTGGATTAAATCATTTATATGAAGAAATAACTTGGTTTTATCCAAAATCAGGATCAGACTATATAGACAGATGTGTGACTTACAACTATCAAGATCAGACTTGGACCACTGGATCACTCGCTAGAACTACATGGGCGGATGCAAATTTATACGATGTGCCTTATGCTACTGAATTTGATTCTACAGCAGTTCCAACATTTCCTACAATACAGGGAGTAACAAATATTAATGGTGCCTTTACATATTATGCTCATGAGACTGGAGTTGATCAAGTAGATACTACAGGTGCAAAAACTGCAATACCAGCCTTTATACAATCAGGTGATTTTGATTTAGGAATTGAAGGTGATGGTCAAATATTTATGAGTATGAGAAGGTTTGTTCCAGACTTTAAAGTATTAACAGGAGATGCTCAAGTAACAATAAACTTAAGAGATTACCCCTCAACTGCAGCAGCGTCTTCTCCTTTAGGTCCATTTACAATAAACAGTTCTACTGATAAGGTAGATACACGTGCAAGATCAAGATTTGCAAGTTTAAAAATTGCAAATACCTCTACAGAACAAAGTTGGAGATATGGCACTTTTAGAGCTGATGTGCAGCCGGATGGTATGAGAGGATAGATATGGATGAAGAATTAATTCTAGCAAATAATAATGCTCAAGCAGCAGAGCCTAACACGGATTTAGGAATTGCAGCTATTAATCCTCTATTACCGCCAGGAGTAAATAGAATGGTTGAATTACCACCAGGCGTACAGAATGTAGGGTTTCAAGAACAACCAAGTGGTTTAAATGAAATTTTTGACTTTTATAAAATGTATTCGCCTACTGGTTTATTTTTACGTGGAATAGGTGGTCTATATAATTATTTACAAGGAACTGATTTTGCTAGAACTTCAAGTTTAGCTGATTACCTTGATGCGAGATCTTATGGTGGTGTTGATGCTAGAATAAGAGCAATTGATCAAAACATGAGAGAAGCAAGAGCAATTCAAAAACAAATGGATCTTAAAACAGCCAGTGGTAAGTATGCAGCGGATGCTGCAAGAGATGCACAAATGGGTGGTGCAGGATCTGGAGCACAAGCAGCAGCAAACGCAGCAGCTAAAAGAGCCTCACAAACTGCAGGTACAAAGTCAGCTAGAGGTGCTAATTTTGGACAGAGGTTCCATGGCTAGAGTTGACATTATAATACCTGAACCTACACCTGTTTATACTGAAGAAAACCAAAGGCAAGTAACTCAATCTTTACGAACCATGCAAGATAAGTTAAATACATCATACCAACAAGAACTTAAAAATGAACAAGAAGCTTTTAATTATTTTCTATCATGACAATTAGATATAAAAATCAAGGTTTCAAACAAGCTAGCACAGGTAAGACAACAGTGTTTACATGTCCAAGTGATGCAACAGTAATTGTTAAGAGTATTTATTGCTCCAACAGCGATGCGTCATCAGCCATATTAGTAAATATGAATTTTGTAGATTCTTCTGATTCTAGCACAGAATACGAATTTTTTAGAAATGATTTAGCTGCAAAAACACAAGTGAACGCCACCCCACAAGGTTTAAATTTAGAAGCTGGCGATGCAATTACGGTTCAAGCAGCCACAGGTAGTAATACAATACAGGGTCTAATAAGCTACGCACAAATAGACAGATCACAGGAGAATGGCTAAAAAACTTCTTGGTCTTCGACTTTGCGAACATGACAGTAACCTTTCATACTTCGATGGTGAAAATGTCCATTATTTAAAAACTGAGAGAGTTTATGAAAAAAAACATCATGCTTACGATAATTTAATTGATTGGCAAGAAGATGTTCAAAAATATTTTAAAGTAAATCCAAATGAAATAGATCAAGTTGCTGTGGTCATTGATCCCTGGAGACATAACTTACCAGTAGACAATGAAGAATTTTTTCCAGCAGTACCTTACAAATACTTTCCTCACTTAAACACAATTAGAGTAAACCACCATTATGCTCATGCTTTGAGCTGTTGGCCTTTACAAAAAGAAAGACCTAAATTTGAAGTAGTCATTGATGGGTTTGGTGATGCTAATAATGCTTGGACTGTTTTTATAGATAATAAAATTTACAAAAGAGGACATACTGAATTACATGGATCTTTAGGTTTGAGTATGTCTGAAGCGGGTATGAAGTTTGGCATTGGTCATGAAGGTGCAGAATCGTATGATCTTGCAGGAAAATTGATGGGGCTTCAATCTTATGGAAAAATATTACCTGACTTTAGTAAAAAATTAAATTTTAATATGAATACAATAAATGATCTTTTTAATTTTAATCTCTATACAGACTATAAACAAGATAATCTTTTAGCTGCATGGCAACCTTTAGATTGGATTAGAACCGTGCATGACAAAGTCTCTGAGATACTAATTAATTTTTTTGAAGAAATTACTAAAGGTGATTACGATTCAAAAATATCATATTCAGGAGGTGTAGCGCAAAATGTTATTTGGAATACAGCTTTGAAGAATAAATGGAAAAACCTTATTATACCACCACATTGTAGTGATGAAGGATTATCATTAGGAGCTTTAGAATATTTAAGAATTAAAAATAATTTACCTGAATTCAAAATAAAAAACTTTCCTTATATTCAAACAGATGAATCTCCCGCAGATGTTCCTGATGACAACACAATAAATAAAGTGGTGCATTATCTTCAGCAAGGTAAAACTGTAGCCTGGTATCAGGGACATGGAGAAATTGGTCCAAGAGCTTTAGGTAATAGGAGTTTACTTTTCAATCCAGAGATTAAGAATGGTAAAAAAATAATTAACAATATAAAAAAAAGAGAATCATTTAGACCATTTGGTGCTTCAATATTAAGTGAGTTTGTACATGAATATTTTAATACTAACCTAAAAAATCCACACATGTTGTATGTTGGGAATGTTAGAAAACTCAATCTAGATTGTGTAACTCACGTTGATGGCACGTGCAGATATCAAAGTGTAGATAAAGAAAATGTAATATATTATAAACTGTTGAGCAAATTTTATGAAAAAACAGGTTGTCCAATATTATTGAATACTAGTTTGAATGTAAGAGGTAAACCGATTATGGCTAATATAAAAAGTGCAAAAGATTATTTAAATAATTCTGAAATAGATGTATTAGTAGTAGGTAATAAAATTTATAAATAATGGCAAAAGTAAAATTCATTTATTTTGTACCAAGACCAAAACCTCGTAAACGTCCACGTAGGCACAAAAAATCATTATCAAAAAATGAAAAAAGAGATTTTAAAAAATACAATCGTCAAGGTCGTGCATGAAACATACACTATTTAAAGATTCAATATTTATTGATCATTATGAATGTGGCGAACTAAAAAGACTAGTAAAAGAAAAACTAGAAGAAGACAAAAAAAATAATCAAGGACAAGTTTTATCTAACGAGTCTGGATTTCAAACTGTTAATTTTTCTAATGAATTTATACAAAATAGATTATTAGATTGGAGCTCACGTACTCTTAAAAAAGAAACTTACATAAAAAGTAATTTAAAAATTTTCCTAAATAACATGTGGATAAATGAAAATACTAAATATTGCAGTAATCAAGTTCACAATCACCCTATGTGTCATTTTAGTGGAATTTATTATGTAGAATGTCCACCGGACACCGGAAACTTATATTTTTTAAAAAATGATCATTCATCAAGTTTAACAGGTTTGTTTACTATGTTTGATAAAATGAAAGAGTTTGATAATTATCAAAATGTTACAAATTATGAAAGTCAATTTATATTGTTTCCATCTTATTTATTACATGGGGTTAATCAAAACTTATCAAACAATAGAAGAATTTCACTTGCTTTTAATTTAAATTTTGTTTTTAAATAATTAATTAATACTCTTGCATTGTGCTAAAAAATACATTACATAATTTGTTATGAGTGAATTACCTAGAATACCTGCTGAAGCAAAAGAAATTATAAAACACAAAAGGACTGGGAAGGTTTATGATAGTAAAGCTGATTTTGACGCTGATGTTGCTGATCCCAATACTGATACTACTGTGGATGATTTTAGACAAGATTTGGAAATTAAAGTAACAAGAGCTGGAAACCTTGGTGCTAAAACAAAGGAATAATGAAACCACGAGGCGCAACTGAAATACAACATGAGTTGTTAGAAAAACATGTTGATAAGGAATTATTAAATAAATTTCAAATTTGTACTTCTATACCAGGTAAAGTTCCTTTAGACCCCAATAAAATAAATATACTTTGGCAAAAAAATTCTTATGACCAAGGTAACTTGCAATTCTTTTTTAAAAATAAATTAAGGTTTGATGAGTATGATTGGTATGTTTTTAACTCTCATTGGAATTATGAAAAGTTTAGATATTTTTTTGGTGTGCCTGAAGATAAATGCACAGTTATAAAAAATGGAATTGATAATTTTCCAAAAAGAAAAATATATAAAAAAGGTGATCCAATCAAAATTATACATCATTGTACCCCATGGAGAGGGTTAAATGTTTTGTTGTTAGCTATGCAGATGCTTAAAAACAAAAATATTACATTAGATGTTTATAGCTCTTGTAAAGTTTATGGCAGTGGATTTGCAAACGATCACGAAAAAGATTTTGAAGATTTATACGAGCAGTGTAAATCATTACCTAACGTAAATTATATTGGTCACAAACCAAACGAATATATTAAAGAACATATTTCAGATTATGATTTGTTTGTTTATCCATCAATTTTTGAAGAAACTTTTTGTGTGTCTGCCTTAGAAGCACTTGCTGCAGGTATCCATGTTATTACAACTAATTTTGGTGCGTTACCTGAAACTTGCTCTGAATGGCCTACATACATTAACTATACAAAAAACCATGATTTGTTTGCAGAATCTTTTGCTCACGCTATTGATGCCTCTGCTTATTTTTTGCATAAAGAAGATATGCAAAAATATTTAGATGACCAACAAAAATTTTATAAGAGATTTTATAGTTGGGAACGTAAAGGATCAGAGTGGACAAATTTTTTACAAGGAGCTTTGCATGCAAGATGAAAGTGTTAATGAGGATACATATCAAGTGTTAAAAAAAGTAGAAGTGCCGGTTCAATCTGATTTTGATTCAGCTATAAAGCCGTTGTGGGTTAAGTCGAAAGAAAAATCCCCTTATTCAGTTTTTGTAGCGACTCCTGTTCATAGCGAAGTTTCGATACATTATACACAAGCTTTATTAGAGTTTCAGAAAAAATGTGTTGAAAAGAAAATAGCTGTAAATTTTGAATTAGTTAAATCTTCATTGGTTACTCAAGGACGAAACATTTGCGTATCTAACTTTCTTTCTCAACCTAAATTTACTCATCTTTTATTTATTGATTCAGATATTTATTTCCATTCTGATTCAATTATAAAAATGCTAGAAAAAGATAAGGATATAATATCGATTCCCTACCCCTTAAAGACCATCAGATGGGATAAAGTGTTTGATAAAATTAAAAAGGGAGAGATTACAAATGAAAATGAAATTTATAAATGGACTAATACCTATCCTATGAAAATGAAAGAAAAAAACTTTGATGTAGAAAGAGGTGTTTTAGAGGTTCATAGTAGTCCTACAGGATGTATGTTAATTAAAAGAGAGGTATTCGATAAACTAATTAAAGCATATCCTGATAAAAATATTGTCCAAAAAACTATAATAAATGGAGAATACGTAACTAAACCTAACATGTGGAACTTTTTTGATACCCTTCATGATCCTGTAGAAAAAACTTATTTAGGTGAAGATTTTTCTTTTTGCAAATTATGGACTGATTTAGGTGGAAAGTGCCATGCTTATATCAGTGATGAAATATCTCACATTGGAGAGCATGCCTACACAGGACGTTTTGCTGATGAGTTGATACCCGCCAAATAAAGTGTTAATATCTAGCTTTTAGATCTAAAAGGAGAATTTATAATATATGAATCCACTAGCATTATTACCTTACGCTTTAGGAGCTTATGGGGGAGCACAAGGGTACAGATCGGCAAGAGATAGAGGACAATCAGGATTAAGCGCACTTTTGTCTGGTGCTGCTGGTGCTTTTGGAGGATATAGTTTAGGACAACTTGGTGGTTTTGCAGGTAGAGCGGGATTTGGTTCTACAATTCCAACATTTGCAAATTTGTCAGGAGTATCTGCGTTACCCATGATGTCTAGATTTACAACCCCTACAAATTTATCTATGGAGACAGCCGGGGGTAGCACTTACGCTAGACAACTTGAAGCCATACAAAATCAAAACAAAAAAAGTAACATACTTGATATTTTAAAATCAGAAAACGATAAAGGTCAAATGGTTTACAGTCCAGGTAAAGTTTCTGCAGCACTTGCTGCTGGTACTTATTTAGGTGGTGCATTTGATCAAGGTCCAGTTGATATGTATATGCCAGGCTACAATATGGGTGTCTTAGACATACAAGCAAATAGACCAGGATATACTTATATTGACCCAACCACAGGACAAGAAAAAGAATATGAAAAAATGTATGCACCTGAAGAAGCAGGAAAAGGTCAAAAAACAATTAATAACCTTTCTATAGATAAAATTAGATTAAGATCTGGTGGATTAGCAGAGATAAAAAAATTTAATGAGGGTGGTATAAATTACTTACCTTCAAAAATGACTCACGATGAAAATGATTCTAACAATTATGTTAGAGCATCAGGATATGTTGAGGACGGAGCAGGAGTAGGTGATAAAGACGAAGA